GATTTCAGTATCAAGGTAATAGTCAGCAACTAATCTATTTGGAAAGCTTAAACCATACAGGTTAGTGTATGTGTCAGGTTTCCTTACTCCTGATCTAGGCCACTCCAAAGCTTGAGTGTCAGATACCCTAGCTCCTAAAAACTTCTCTCTGTCAATTCTCTGGGCTGCTGTAAACAAAGCTCTGTTTTTATTGTCGTTGCTTGAGCCGTCCCATGCCGCAGCGTCATCACTGAGAACTAAACCCTCAATAAAAGAGTTTGCATCAGCAAGAGTTATATAAGTGTTTGCGTTAGCTCCGCCAACAGTAGCATCAAGAGTTATCGCCATTGAGTTTTACCTTTTTGGGCTTAGATTTTGGTTTTGGCTTTGTTTGAGTTTGAACAAGTGAAGCTGCCTTTTGAGCAGCCTCATTTTGTTCTCTCATACGCCTAAATGCGTACATTGCCATTAGCTTGATGCACCTTTTAGAGCAACAAAGTTAATAACGATTGCTTGACTTAAATTACCAGCAGATACGTTTGAAACTGTTACTGCAAATGATCCACTAGCAATACTATTGGCGTTCACAAGATATGAACCAGCAGTTCCAGCAGAACCATGACAAGCTACAACAACATCTGTTGCTGCAATCTTGCTGTTAGTTACTGTGAAAGTTACTTCTGTGCCAGCGTCAAGCTGTGCATTGTTCATTGTGATCTGACCTGACTCTGTGTTTAGAGTTACACCTGTTGATTTATTAGTGGCCTGAGTTACAGTTCCACCTGTTGTTGGGCCTACTAAAGACCCAGCAGTTACTTCAAATAGTGATGGCATGATTAATCCTGATTAGATACGTTAGTAGCTCTAACAATACCGATATTTTTTGTCTCATACACTTTCGACCATGATGCAACTGTTTCCAAAACTGTTCTGTTTGGGTTAACTGTTGATACAGCGTATTTTAGACCGACTGGGTGATAGATGTAGTGGAGATCCACTGCCATTGCTTCCTCAAGAGCAAGAATGTCTCTATCTGTTTGTGTTCTGATTGGTGCTTGCTCACCTGTAACAACTGCCCCTTGTGTAAAGAAGAATGTTGAATACTCAGTTGAAGCTCCAGAGCCTGTTGTAGGAATATCATCAGAAACGATAATTCTTAAACCACCAAAGCTCTCAACAACATTAGGGCCATCAAAAGCTCTTGTTGTACTACCAGCAGTCGCTCCTGTATCTGGTGCGCCTGTGTTGTCGTAGATACGATCAATCATATTACGCTCTAACAAGTCACCATAAACATTAGAGTGCATTGCTATTGCTGTAAGCTTGCCACCTTGATCTCCTAGTAAAGACTTTGCCTTTGCAATATGTCTTGGACTTAGAGTTGTTGGAGTATCGCCAGATTCTGAATCAATAGTCAAAGCAAATAAAGCTGAGTTGCTATCGTTTGCGTTTATTGAACCAAATGCACCAG